AGAAATATAAATGAATTGGCAAATCTTTACACCACTGGGTCTGTAAGATTATATGATGAAAATATAAAAGATTCATATGGATTATACGATGTTACGATGGGACAAATAACCGGATTTGATTTTTCAACACAAGATGGAATAACATTTGATTGCAAGACTGAAGTTATGTCTAAACATGCAAATTCATCTGGTGTACAAGTTAATGGTGCGACTAAGGTAACATCAAAAGACAATGAAACACTAAATGTTCAATCGTCTTTTGCTACATATTTAGAAAAAAGATTAACTAAATTGCCTAATTGTATTACTAAAACTGCTAATGGATTAAGTTTCATGGACCCATTGGACGATCAAGAATTAAAAGCAAAAAACGATGGAGAATTTAAAGTATTAAAAGATTTTTATGTTGTTGATGGTGTAAGAAAACCAGAAGACAGATTTTTTGTCGGTAGAAAAAATGAATATGGTGACACAAATTTAAGAACTGGTATACCCAATTATGATTGGGATTATGCTGCGCAAGAATCGGTTTGGGTAACATTTGGATTTTTAATTGAACTATCAAATCTATTTTTCGCACAAACAATTGATATAAATAAGTCGGATTATAAATTGTACGAGATTGATAATAAAGAAGTTACAATTGGAGCACATCCAAATTTAATATCTTGTGATGGAAATGTATTGTTGATACCAAACGCATTGTCTCCTAAATTTAATGCAGGAAATTATTACCCTACGACACTACCTGATGATAATGATTATCAAAAACAAACCGGTAGATTAAAAGACGACTCAGTATATTTATCTTATTTTGAAAGAGTTTTTGATTATAAAAAATTTGAAATTGACAAACGAGAATATGATAGAGCTTTGGTAAAATGTTTAAAAACAGGATTTAGTGGAACCGACGAATTATCAGGTACTGGCGCTGCTGTAATACGAGATGATTTAAACCGTATTATTAATAGATTTAGACACAGAAAAAATACTCCTGAATATGAAACATCATTTCCAAGGTGGGATTCGGCAGAACCTGGCACAGGAAAGCCAAAAGGGTTTTGGGGTAGAATAGAAGATTTATATATTAATATAAATGTAATTATACAATGCGCTAAATCTGCCGATACAGTAGGAACATTTTATAATGATTTATTGGCTAAAATTAGTAATGCTGCGGGTAAATTTTGGGATTTGGCAATAATTGAAGATGAAAACAAATTAAAAATTATTGATAGAAAGTATGTAAATTATAATACATTAAAGATGTATCAATTTGATATTGGTGCATCAAATCAATTTATTAAAAATATAAATTTTACTGCTCAACTTTCAAATGTAGCTGCAAATCAAGTAATTTCATCTGCATCAACTCACGAAAAAGTTAACAATTCTCCAAATGGAACGGTAAATGCAAATCAAATATTGCCATTTCCATATGGAGATAGATTTGGGTCTGATATACCAGTTGATAATAAAAAGAATATATTGATTGATAACAATCTTGAAGCTATAAGACAGTTACAAAATTCACCACAAAATTCTACAACAACAAATGGGTCATATATTATGACATTCAAAACTGAAACCACGATTCGTCCAGATCGTGGTAGAGGTATTGCTGGCGGTAAACAAACAGCATGGAATATAGTAAATCTTGTATTGCCAAACGAATCATTATTGCTTGCTATCATAAATGACATGGATTTTGAGAAGAATTTAAACATATATGGTGGACAACAACCGAACTTTACAGTTGAAATGACTTTGCAAGGAATTTCGGGTTTAAGAACATTTCAACTATTTAGTTTGAAAAATTTACCAAGTCCATATTCTGAAAGAGAAATTATGTGTCAAATTACAGATATAAGTCATAATCTTGCAGATGGTAATTGGACCACAACAATCAAATCAGGAATTAGATCAATTAGAGGACAATCAATTACATTTACTACAGATGGTGTAAATGAATATTCTATTAATACAATCAAATGATAACGCCAGAACAATATAAAAATATAGGAGGAGTTGAATTGTCAAATCAATCATATCCAACTTATTTTATTCCGAGTGTAACAAAGAATGATTATTCAAAAGGATATATCTATCGTTATCTTGTTCAAAAAATCAATGATTTAACGATCACAGAAGTAAATAAAGACAAATATAACGAAATTTATAGTCAATATTATTACAAAATTGTAATACAATGGATCGTGTCCGGTCCAAAAAACAATCAATATAATAATAAAATTCTTGAAAGAAAAGGAGTTCAAGAACAAAATATTCAAACTTTAAATGATGGTGAAAAAAGTATGAAAGGATTAAAGACTTATTTAAATAATCCCCTTGAATTTTGGGGTGGTAAATAATTGACTTATAGTTGTTATAGTGTTAAATTGTGTCAATGGTGTGTCTGGATAAACAATCCTATTCTAAATTCTTAGATTCGCATATTTCTTCTGATTTTATTCTTGAATGTATTCAATCAGATGAAAAAGTACATCCATGTATAGATGAATTGTGTATGGTGTTAATCCACATACTCAAATCCAAAACCACCTATATAATCAATCTAAGTCACCCAGATTGTAATATCTTTATTGATAAAGAAACATTAATCAGTGATTTTAACAGACTTAAAGGCAAGAAATGGGTCTTTGATAAGAAAAAGTGTTTACATCTATTTCCTATAAACAATCTGTTTGATATTAACATCATTTTCTTTATTAGTGACGGTAAAGTTGAAGATTATAGTGAATTTGATACAACTGCACATAATGTTATCAAAACTAAGTTTCAAAAATATGGTGAATTGAATAAAGCAATTCCGATGGTAAAACATTTGGAAAAGTTTGAAAGTATGTATGATGCAGTGTTGATTAGACTCAAATCCGTCAAGATTGATGATAGTTTTTATAGTATCAATAGTACAATTACTGACAATCTTAGAATTCTTGAACATAATAGGTTAAAAGTGGATGTAGAATTGTTTAATAGGCATTTTGAGAACAAAACGATCAAAGATAAGGATGGTTATGTTTATACACAATATAACCTATATACTGCAACAGGACGACCCAGTAATAGGTTTGGTAATGTAAACTATAGTGCTTTAAATAAAGAAAACGGGTGTAGATCTTCATTTATCAGTAGATATGGTGATGATGGTATGTTATTTATGATTGATTATAGCGCCTACCACCCCCACATAGTTGCAAAGTTGATCAATTATAACTTACCACCAAATGCTTATGAGTATCTTGGAAAGTTATACTATGGTAAGGATAAGTTATCAGACGAAGAAATTAAAGCGTCAAAGAACCTAACATTTCAGTGTATGTATGGTAATATTCCCACAGAATTATTAGAAATACCATATTTTAAGAAAATGAGTGATTATATTGCTCATAGATGGAAGTTCTTTAATGAAAATGGTTATGTAGAAACTCCGATTTATAAAAGAAGAATCACTACAAACCATATAAATGAACCAAATCCTAACAAATTATTCAATTATATCTTACAAGCCAGTGAAACTGAATTTGGAATGCAATCATTGGTAAGAGTTAATGAATATTTGAACGGTAAACAAACTAAGGCTATTTTATATACTTATGATAGTGTTTTGTTTGATTGTCACAAGAATGATAAAAAAGAGACTTTGGTAGAATTGAAAAGATTGATGTCAAACAATCAATTTCCTGTAAAGTGTTACATAGGTAAGAATTATGATAGTATGACGGTTGTGGATATTTAAAAACAATTTGATTTTCGTGTATATATCAATATTTATATATACGAATGAATATAGACGACGATGTAAAATTAAAAGACTTACAAGTTAAGTTACAACAGGTTGAGACTGTTATGCCATTGCCATTCAGTCAACAATTAAGAGAAAGTTTTCCTTTATATAAGATATTCGGCGAAAATGGCGATTATTATCCGAAAGAAAAAGACACAATCAAAAAATGGTTAAAATTATCGGAAGAAATAGAAAAGATATTAAAGAGCATACAACAATTAGATAATCCCGCAATAATTACTGCGGTTGGAAAAAATAAATTATATCAAAATTATGCTGATATAAAGGCAAGAATTGAATTGGCATCTGGTACTAGTGTAACATTAGCAAATGTAACATCTGCAAAACCAACCGGATTTATTCATCAAGACATCAAAAAGTTCTATGAATTCTTCAATAATAGTGGGTATGCCAGTAAAGATAAGAAAAAAGAAAACACTGCTGATGCGGTATTGTTGTACAATTGTAGTATATCAGAAATTCAAATTGCTTTAAAAGATAAAAAAGTAAATGGTACCGATGAAAGTTTATGTGAGATTACTGGTACTGGAAAGAAATTCGCAATGGTTTCTTTGAAAGCTGGTGGAGATAGTTATCGTATTGGTAGAATGAAAGGTGCTTTTGATATTTTACCAGACAAATTAAGTTTTTCAGGTACACCCGCAGAAAGAGAAAAATACTATCAATGGTTACAATCACAACAACCAGATGGAAAACCAATTGAAAAAGATCCACGCAGTGTATTTAGTGGTGGTGCTCCTGTATTTGAAGAAATATATTTGGGTAAGACATTACTAACTGAAATTGAATTTATATCATCGTTAAAGTCATCTCTCAATAGAATTTCATCAAAAATAGGAGATTTGTCTGCGGAATTGACAAAAGGATGGACTGATTTTACACAAAAGGTTAAAAATACCATTGTTAAAATATTTGGTAATATTGAACAAAAATGTCAAGAAGACATGAATTATGCTAGAAATCAATATTCCACTATGTTTAATACATGGGATACTATTGAAAAAGAAATTGGTGTTTTATCTGAAGCAAGAGAAGCTGATGAAGTATTAGTAAAAATGACCGATTCTTTAAAGAAAAATGTTGCTATATTTATTCAACAAATCAATAGAATTCAACCAGATTCATTATTTAGCACCATAAATGAAAAGGTAAGATTGATTGATAATAAGAATCTGTTTATGGTTCAACTAACTGGTACTACATCAGACGATGTAAAAGAAGTCAAGAATGCTTCTATAAAAGTTTATAATGATTATTTTAATCCATCTACTAAAGGTGATGTTCCGATGAATAAAGGTGTATTTAGACCAATGAATATCTTTAATTCTAATATTGCAGCTATAAAGTTTTATGAAAAGTTCATTGAAAGATTTATGAATGTTGGCAATGAATCTCAAATCAAGAAAGAATTTATTCAATTTGCAAGTCAAATATCTGCCGAAGCAATCTTTGGTAACAATGATAGTTTACCGCTTGTAGTATTTAATGGTAAGACAATTAACAGAATGGGAACCAAGTCTGAGTTTTCAAGTGGTAAAAAGTTAATTGATGCAAGTGAAAATAAGAATTTTAGATTGAGTAAGTTTGAAGTAAGTAAAAATAAAGAAGGAACATATTTCGTTGTATATTTATATATTATATTCGATATACGAGAAGAAGAGGAAAATGGAAAGGTAGAAGTTAAACCATTTTATTCTGCAATTGAATTAAGAAATGAAAGAGGAAGTAAGTTTTCTTTCAAAACAGAAATTCATCGTTCCAATTTAAGTGAAGAGGATGTATTTTAATTATGAACATCAAACAAATATTTTTAGAAGCATTAGAAAAAGCAAGTACCGACATTTCAATTGAAAACGGTATATTTGATATTTCTAAACAAGAACACATTGAAGTATTAAGAGAATATTTGTTGAATTCAAATGTTGATTCAAATATCGTAAATCAATATTTGAATAAAATGCTTGAAGGTAAATATCCTGAAAGACAAGCATACAATACAAATGGTATTCTTGTAACCTTTCCAACTCCAGAATATAAACAAAAAGCTATTGCTCGTGGTACCCATTTTGAAGAAAATCCAAAAAAGGGTCAAGCTAATGTATTTGATGGAGACGAACAGCCAGAACAACCAAGTGGACAACAAATTGAATTTGAACCACAACAAACCCAACCTGTTCAACAATCAGAACCACAAAAATCAAAGAGTGATGATAGAACTCCCGAAGAAAAAGAACAAGATGCAGTAGCAATTGAGAAAGCATTGACTACTGAATATACTTTACAAGAAGCTTTAAAGTTTGGATTTTATAACAAAAGAAATAGTTGGTTTGATTCTTCTGGAAATTATGTCGGTAAATTGTGGAATGTTGACGGTAAACAACTAATAATAAATAAATGAAGAACAAACAACTATTGTGTACATTTACCAATTCCAAAGAATATAATGATACTATACAAGAAATAAAAAGTTTCTATAGTGTTATTAACGGTAAAATATTTTTATTGTGTAATGTCAACAATCCAAAAGAATTGTACGCAACATACAATGTAGAAATAAATGATGGTAACCAATTGAAATTTCGTAACACCATCAGTGTCCATAGAAAAAAAGAAACAAACACACTGTATACTCTCAATGCAATGAATAAGTTGATTGCTGAAGAAAACAATGGTGTTTTTGATAAAACCTTCCAATTGGATTGGAATCTCTACAGAAATTCAATTATTTTAACAAGCGAAGTATCAGTGAAAATTGTCTCCGTCAAAATATTTGATATAATAAGTTGAAATCTTTTTGGTCTTCATATATATTGATGACAACTTAATTGGTTGTCATTAAATAATTCGTGTGAGTTATCTAATTAACTAATTAACTAAATTAACTAATTAAAAATTATGGCATTAGACATATCAAAATTGAAGAGTCGTTTGAGCTCTCTAACAAACCAAGGCAACAAAACCAATCTCATTTGGAAACCAAAGCCTGGTAAACAAGTAGTTCGTATCGTTCCCTACAAGTATCAAACCGATAATCCTTTTATCGAACTAAAGTTCCACTACAATATCAATAACAAGACTTATCTATCTCCCGATAGTTTCAATCGTCCTGATCCAATCGTTGAATGGTCCAATCGTATGAAGAAGACCGGAAACAAGGAAGATTGGATTTTGGGTCGTAAGTTTGAACCAAAGATGCGTACCTATGCTCCTATCATCGTTCGTGGTGAGGAAAACGAAGGTGTTCGTTTCTGGGGATTTGGTAAGAATGTTTACCAAGAAATTCTAAGTATCATCAGTGACGTTGATTACGGTGATATTACTGATTTGGTCAATGGTCGTGACATTGTTGTAGAATTCCGTACCGCAGAAGATTCTGGTAAGTCATTCCCAGAAACTACAATTCGTGTCAAGCCAAATGCAAGTGTTGCAATTGATCCTTCTCAAAAGGATATCTTGGCACAACAGACTAACATCATGGATCTATTTCCTGAGTTTAGTTATGACGAACTAAAGGAAGTAATGAATGCCTGGTTGAATCCAGATGGTTCAATTCCTTCTGAAGGAACAGTCAACACAATTGTTGATGAGGAAACTCCTGCTCCTGCTCCAAAAGCAACTGCAACGAATAAATCACCAACAGCTACCGCAGCAAAATCAAATTCGGATGATGTAGCAGCCGCTTTTGATAATTTGTTTAACAGTTAAAATAAATTGTTTGTAATGGGGTGGTAGTATATATTACTGCCACCCCTATTTTAGTTTTATATTATTATGAAAAAGAAAAATCAAGTTACACAAGATACTCCTCAAAGAGATGAGTTAGTCGAATTACTCGCAAATGAGTTAAATAAAGCCAATAAAGATGGCGGTAAGATTGCATATTTCTTGGATGAACAGGAAAATCCAGCAGAAATTAGTGATTGGATTAGTACAGGTTCTTCTATGCTTGATCTAGCGATTAGCAATCGTCCTCATGGTGGATTGCCAGTTGGAAAGATGGTTGAATTCAATGGGTTGGAAGGAACTGGTAAGAGTCTAGTATCTGCTCATATTTGTGCAGAAACACAGCGTAAAGGTGGTGTCGCAGTAGTACTAGATACAGAAAATGCTGCAGCTCCTGAATTCTGGAAGAGTTTGGGTGTAGATTTAAAGAATCTTCTATATGTTCAAGTAGATACTGTAGAAGATATTTTTGAACAGATGGAAAAGATGATTGGAATTGTTCGTAAGAGCAATAAAGATCGTATTTTGACACTTATTATTGACTCTGTAGCTGCTGCTTCTACAAAGGCAGAGTTGGAGAGTGATCACGGTAAAGATGGATTTGCTACTGGTAAATCTATTATTATTAGCAAAGCAATGCGTAAGATCACCAACATGATTGGTAAACAAAAAGTTCTTACTGTATTTACCAATCAATTACGTCAGAATCTAAATGCTATGGCATTTGGTGACAAGTATGTAGTTAGTGGTGGTAAGGCATTAGCATATCATTGTAGTGTTCGTGTTCGTTTGAACAACACTGGTAAACTAAAGAAAGGTGAAGATGTTATTGGTAATGAATGTAAAGCAGTTGTTATCAAGAACCGTATGGGACCACCACAGCGTCAAGCTAGTTTTGATATTTACTTTGACAGTGGAATAGCTGACTATGGTAGTTGGATTAAGGTTCTAAAGGATCAGAATCTAATTAAACAGGGTGGTGCTTATTATACTTATAAAAAGGATGATGGTAGTGAGTGGAAGTTCCAATCCAAGGACTTTGTAGAAACAATGAAGACGGATAAAGTTTTGAGTGAAGAAGTTTACTTGAAAATTTGTGACGCAGTAATTATGAAATATAAAGATCCAAATAGTGTCATTGTTGATGACGCAGTTGTTGACACAGACGAAGATGTTGGTGTATCATCTGAGAATGAGTAATCTATCTGACAGTGAAAAAAAGAGGTTGTTTTCGTTATTCGATAATGTAAAACAAGAAGACAGAGTTGGAGGATTGAATAGATCCTCCGATTCTGAAGTATTAATTGTTGATTTCATGAACACTTTTATTAGAGCGTTCATGGCCTCCCCCTCCCTCAATACCAATGGTAATCATACCGGTGGAATTGCTGGGTGTTTAAAAAGCATTGGTTATGCGGTTAAATTAATCAATCCTACAAAGATTGTTATTGTATCCGATGGTCAAGGGGGTTCACTGAAAAGAAGAAAGATTTATCCAGAATACAAGAGTGGTAGAAAGACTAAAATTAGGCTTAATAGAGCTTATGATGATCTTACCACTCCAGATACTGAAGATAAAAATCTAAAGAAACAGTTGTTGAGAACTGTACAATATCTAGATAAGTTGCCTGTAACAACAATGGCAATTGATCATATTGAAGCAGATGACACAATTGCTTATTTGGCTAAAGAGTACTTTAAGAATAGTAATGTTACTATTATGAGTGCGGATAAAGATTTCTTACAACTAGCCGGTGATAGAATTAAAATCTGGAGTCCAACCAAAAAGAAATTGTATGGTTGTGCAGAAATTTTATTGGAATATGGTATTAGTTGTAAGAACTTTATCAATTATAGAATAATGGAAGGAGATAGTAGTGATAATATTGACGGCATTAAAGGTGCTGGGTTAAAAACTATTATCAAGTGTTATCCTATTCTTACAGAGGATAAACAATATTCTTTACAAGAATTATACAATTATAGTGATACTCACAAAGGTAAATTAAAGTTGTATGATACTGTATTAGAGAACAAAGATATCATGCAGCGTAATTATGATTTAATGCAATTGCATGACACACAAATTCAATCATTCTCGCAATTGAGAATCAATGAAATCATGGAAAAACCAATCGGTAAACTTGACAGATTTGGTTTTAGTAAATTGTTGGTAGAAGACTGTATGCAAAATAATTTTCCAAATAGCATGGTGTGGTTAAATGAAGTGTTTGGAAAAATCAATTCAATGGTTCTGTAAATAATCTTGGTTTACAGAAATGGTGTGGTATAGTTGGTGTAGATAAATTATATAAAATTATGTCGGAAAAAATTATTGATAACCTAAAAAAATTCGGATCTGAATTCCAAATCAAATGTATTAGTGGTTTGGTGTCGGATAAAACATTCATTGAAAGAATTAGCGATATCTTGGAACCAGATAGTTTTGAGACAGATGCGCATAAATTTATCGTTAAAGAAACGATTAGTTATTTTCTTCAATACAAAGATTTGCCAACCTTGGCAGTCTTTAAGGTTAAAGTTGACGGTATTGAGAACGATTTGTTGAAACAGTCCGTTGTAGAACAACTTCGTTTGGTTTACCAGAAAATCAGTGATACTGATTTGAAGTATATCAAAGAACAGTTTCTTGAATTTTGTAAGAATCAAAAGATCAAGAATGCTATTATGGAAAGTGTTGATCATTTGAAGAGTGGTCAATATGATAAGATCAAACATGTAGTTGATGTTGCGATGAAAGCTGGTATGGAACGCAATATTGGACATGAATACATGGTTGATATTGAAAAGCGTATGAGTCAAATGGCTCGTAAGACTGTCAAGACTAATTGGACAGAAGTAGATAGTATTATGGATGGTGGCCTTGCTGGTGGTGAACTAGGAATTATCACTGCTTGTGCAGGTAGTGGTAAGAGTTGGGTTCTTGCCAAGATGGGTGCAGAAGCAATGCGTCAAGGTAAAAATGTATTACATTATACTTTGGAATTGAATGAAAACTATGTTGGTCTTCGTTATGATGCTTGTTTTACTGGAATTGATTTCCAAAATATTCGTAACAACATTGATATTGTTAAAAAGAAGATTGCAGAAGTACCTGGTAAGTTGATTATTAAATATTTCCCAATTAAGACTGTATCTGCTCATAGTTTGAAACTACATGCGGAACGAATTCAAACTCTAGGTACTAAGGTGGATATGATTATTGTTGACTATGCTGATATTCTTCGTCCATCACAAAGTGAACGAAATAGCAACAGTTATAGTGAGGCCGGTGGTATTTATGAAGAACTTCGTGGTGTAGCTGGTGAATTACAAGTTCCTATTTGGAGTGCTTCACAGAGTAACCGTGCTGCTATGGATGAAGACATCATTCAAGCAAATAATATTTCAGATAGTTATCGTAAGATTATGACCGCTGACTTTGTTATGTCACTAAGTCGTAAGATGTCAGATAAACAAGCTAATACTGCACGATTCCATGTAATTAAGAATCGATTCGGACCTGATGGTATTACATTCCCAGCTAGAATGAATGCTGGTTGTGGTGATATCAGAATCTTTGCGGAAAACAGCCGTGAAGGTATGGGTATTTTGAATGAAATGAGTCAAGAAGAAAATGTAGTCAAGAAAATGATGAGCAACAAGTGGAATGCTCATAATTCAGAGGACAGTGAATAACCTATATATCAATCTGGGGAGAAAAAGTTTCTATAAAACAAGATTTTTTTAAACTTTTATTTTGGACTTTTTCTCCCCGATTGGATAATTATTTTTTACCCATATGAACAAAGAAATTTTTATAAAGAAGCGTAACGGAAATTTGGAAAAATTTAGTGCAGATAAAATCAATAAGGTTTTGCAATGGGCAACCGATGATATTAAAAATGTTAGTTTTGAAGAAGTCGCAATGAATGCACATCTATCATTCTTTGATAAGATGTCTTCTGGTGATATTCATACAATGTTGATTGAAGCTGCGTCAAATTTGATCAGTGAACAAAAACCTAATTATCAATATGTAGCATCAAGACTATTGAATTATAGATTAAGAAAGAATGTTTGGGGTGGAAAGAATCCTCCTAAATTACATGATCTTGTTAGAGCTAATATTGACGCATTGGTTTATGACGAAGAAATTCTAGAATGGTATACCAAACAAGAATTTGATAAATTGGATGAATATCTCCGTCATGATAGAGATTTTAATTTTACATATGCTGGTATCAAACAGTTGTGTGATAAATACTTAGTACAAAATCGTGCTACTAAGACAATTTATGAAACTCCACAATTTGCATATATGCTTATTGCAATGACATTCTTTAAAGACTATAAAGAAAACCGTCTTGAATATGTAAAGAAAGCTTATAATTATTTTAGCAAACATAAGATCAATCTACCAACCCCAATTATGGCTGGCGTAAGAACTCCAATGAAGAGCTATGCTAGTTGTTCACTATTCACTGTAGATGATGATCTTCGTAGTATTTTCAGCAACAACAGTGCTGTAGGATTTGCTACTGCAAGTCGTTATGGTATTGGATTGAATCTATCCAGACTTCGTGCTACAAATGCTCCAATTCGTAACGGTGAAGTAATGCATACTGGACCAATTCCATTTGCTAAAGCATTTGAATCAACTGTAAAAAGTTGTCACCAAAACGGAATTAGAGGGGGTAGTGCCACCGTCAATTTTGCATGGTTCCACTATGACATTCTAGATATTCTTGTATTGAAGAACAATCAAGGTACCGATGATAACCGTGTTCGTAAGTTGGATTATTGTATTGGATTGGACAAACTAATCTTTGAACGATTCTTGAAAAATCAAGATGTAACACTATTCAGTTACCATGAATGTCCTTCACTATGGAATACATTTGGTATGGAAGGATTCAAAGAGAAATATGAAAAGGCTGAAGCTAACAAAAATATCAAGTTCAAGAAGAAAGTACCTGCCCGTGAATTGATGGGATTATTGGCTAAAGAACGACTTGAAACTGGTCGTATTTATACAATGTTTGTTGATCACGCTAATGAACATGGTAGTTGGTTGGATCAAGTAGATACTAGCAATCTATGTCTTGAAGTTAATCATCCATTGATTCCAATTACTGATGTCAATGATAAGAATGGAGAAATTGGTGTTTGTATCTTGGCTGCTTTGAACTGGTTGGAAATCAAAGATGATGAAGAAATGGAAAGTGTATGTGACATTATTGTTAGAATGTTAGATGCTTTGATTGAACATCAAGATTATTTCGTACCAGCCGCAGAAAATTTTGCTAAGAAACGCCGTAGTCTTGGTGTAGGTGTAAGTAATTTGGCTGCTCTATTGGCTAAAGAAGGATTGAAGTATTGGGATAAAGATGCTCCTAACTTTGTTGCCAAATGGATGGAAAAGACTAGTTACTATTTAATCAAGGCAAGTGTTGAAATGGCAAAAGAAGTAGGTAAGTGTGAAAAGTTTGATCGTACCAAGTTTAGTCAAGGAGTATTGCCAATTGATACTTACAAGAAAGATGTAGATGAATTTATTACAGAACCACTACATTGTGATTGGGAAACACTCCGTGAAGAAATTAAGAAACATGGTATGAGACATTCTACATTGACTGCATGTATGCCTGTAGAATCTAGCAGTGTAATTCAAAGTAGTACTAATGGTATTGAACCACCTCGTAGTGCTATTAGTTTTAAGGGAAGCAAGAGTAACATTTTGCCAGTAGTAATTCCAAATATTGATAAGTATAAGGATAATTATACCTTTGCTTTTGATATGCCAAGTAATGAAGGTTACTTGAAGGTTGCTGCTGCCATTCAAAAATTTACTGATATGAGTATTAGTACAAATACTTATTATATTCCATCCCGTTATGAAAAGAATAAAGTTCCTGTTCAAGAAGTAATTAAGGACATGTTATTGGCTTACAAGTATGGTCTAAAGAATCTGTATTATGCTAATACTGATGACGGTGATAAACAAACCGCCATGGATGAAAAGAAGACGGAAATAAAACAACCAGTAGTACAAGAATCCGGTTGTGAAAGCGGAGCTTGTGCTCTATAATAGGAGGATAAAATGAAAACAGTATTAAATAAGAAAAATATAGACCAATTAAGAAATCCAATGTTCTTGGGAGAAGATCTCTCTTTACAAAGATATGATTTGATCAAGTATCCTAAGTTCTATGATCTATATGATCAACAATTGAATTTCTTTTGGAGACCTCAAGAAGTTTCCTTGGTAAAGGATATTAGTGATTATAAGAATCTTTCACCTGAAGAACGATTTGTATTTGATAGTAATCTTAAGTTTCAGACTATGACTGATAGTATGTTGAGTCGTAGTATTCATGAATTGATGAAACATGTTACCAACAGTGAATTAGAAATTTGTATGAATTCATGGAGTTTCTTTGAAACTATTCACAGTAACAGTTATACATACATTCTAAACAATGTTTATCCAGATGCTACTAAGTTCTTTGATAGTGTCTTAGAAGACGAGGAAATTGTTAAGAGAGCTACTGCAATCAGTAAGAAGTATGATGAACTATTGGCACCATCAGATGATGTTAAACAACAATTATTTGATGCTGTATTAGCTACTCAAATTACTGAAGGGTTGATCTTCTATGTATCATTTGCTTGTAGTTTCTATTTTGGATATCGTGGAAAGATGGAGGGTAATAGTAAGATTATTAAGTTTATTAGCCGTGATGAAAATCTACACGTAGCTATTACTCAGAATATCATGAAGAATTGGATTAATAATCCAGATGAAGGATTCCAAGATATTGTTAAGAAGAATGAAGACAAGATCTATGCTGCTTATGAAATGGCAGTAAATGCAGAAAAAGACTGGGCAGACTATCTATTCAGTAAGGGTAGTTTGATTGGATTGACTGCTGAAAGTTTGAAACATTACATTGAATGGTTGGCCAATAATAGATTAACAAGTCTTGGATATAAGAAGTTGTATCCAGCTGCTAAATCCAATCCATTAGCTGGATGGTTGGATAGTTACTATGATAGTAAGAAACTACAAGTAGCTCCTCAAGAAACTGAATTGAGTAGTTATGTCAAAGGTGTAGATAATACTATCAGTGAGAATGCATTTGACGACTTCAAATTGTAATAAAATAATTGAAATAATGTCCATAAGTTATATATTTATAGTGTATAACTTATGGACCAAAATATTATTTTATCATTGATTGGAATTGTACCAGCAGTAGTTGCATCTGTAGTAACTTATGGAATTGCTTCTAAAAAGACTAAAGTTGACTTAGTAAAGTTAATTAATGATTCAAATGATAGGTTAAGAACCGAAGTAAAAGTAGAATTGGAAGAGTGCAGAAAAGACAGAGAAGCAATCAGAAGTGAATTGAATGTATATAAGAAAGAAAATGAATCTATAAAGAAAGAGTTGGAAGAACAGAAGAAAGAAAATTCGGAATTAAAGAACAATTTGAATGAATTGGAAATTAAGTTAGATGCAGCAAATGATTTGATTTCAAAGTTGGCAGAAAGTAAAGTAAGTATAGGCAAAAAGAAATTGACAAAGTAAGTTGTGTTGGTATAGTAGTTGCATGAGTTTAAAATCATTTTTGGGTATTTTATTCACGGTCCTATTTCTACTGGGACCGTGTTTTCAATTGGCAAAGTTGATTTCTTCCAAAGACAGCAAAGGAGTAAGCGCACCAGCTTATTGGTTAAATAACATGGGTCAATTGTGTGTATTAATATATGCTCAATTAACCCACTCGGGATTGTGGGTATATATTAATAGTATTGGTTCAATTATACTGAATTGTTCAATTTTAACATTTATATGGTTATATGACAGACGAAAAGTATTGTGATACATCATTGGTATTCTTGAAATCGATTAACAAGAATATTGCGAAAAATCTTATTGTAAAGAATCATTATACCCATAAATGGACATTATGTACTGTTGCTTATGGTGTTTATTATAAAGAATATATTGAGAGTACATTCTTTGGTGGTTTTAACGCAAAATTAATTGGTGTATTAGTATATGGAAACAGTGTGGGTAGAAATGCCAGTAATAGCATTACTCCACTCATTAATAATGATAATGTGTTAGAGTTGACCAGATTATGGATTGAAGATGGATATGGTAAGAATATTGAAAGTTATTGTATTGCGGAATCATTTAGACAGATAAACATAGATTATCCAGAAATTAAGTGTATTTTAAGTTATGCTGATAGTGAAGTTGGACACACTGGTAAGATTTATCAAGCTACTGGATTTATTTATCAGGGAGACAATTATGTAGATGTGGCTTTAATGCCTAATTACAGTGTAAGTCTTTCTGGTCCACCAGATTATAACTGGATTCATAGTAGAACTGTATATTCAAAATGGAAGACGCATAATGTGGATAAGTTGAAATTGAAAATTGGTAGAACATTTTGGAGGAAAAAAGAAAGCGGTAAACATAGGTATATTAAATTTATATCAAATAAAGTTGAAAACAAGAAGTTAACCAAATCTCTTAAGCACCCCTCCCGCCCCTACCCCCTAGTAGGTGGATATAAAGAAGATATAATGGAGATAAAAGTTGAAAATACCAATGAACAATCTTTTTTTTAATGATATTTATATAGAAATATGAACATAAGCGAATTTAAGAAATTGATCAAAGAATGTATTCTTGAAGTTAAAGTAAAACAATCTGTTAAAAGTTTGATTAAAGAATCATTGAAAGATGTAAAAATTGAAAAGGGTGAATCTCTCCATTATAAGATGGAAGAATTAGCCGAAGATGTAAAGAAGATGTATAAAGATGCAGAAGTAATATTGGATGACGCAGGTTATTACAATGTATGTTCTTGCAATCCACATCATTTTAAAATCTATCCAATGACAGACGACAATTTTACAGTAACATATATGAAAGATAACACCGATAGAATCAAAAAATTTAACCTAACATTTTCTGCATTAAAAGAATTTATTACAGAAACACTAAAAACCACAGTTGGTAATTATGTTCAAAAGGCATTCAATAAGAATGTTGAAAACAATAAGGACAAAGAATCCAAGAAAGAAGAAGGTCCAGAACATACAGTTAAAAAGGTTGAAGTAAAAGATCAAGTTGAAAAGAAAGAAGATCAACCTGACCAACCATTGAAACCAGTTGACAAGATCAAGAAACAAGTGGATCATAGTGTTAAAGGTGAAAAGGCTTCTTATAAGTATCCTAAACAAACTGATAAGAAATTGACTGTCAAACAAAAGACATTCAAGGGTAAATCAAAGAAAAAATAAATATATGAAAAATAAAATCGCATTGGGTTTGGCTGCATTTGTAGCACTTACCAATGTAAAAGCCGGTGACAGAGAGTGGGCCACAGTTGGTAAAGTTCTTACTGGTGTAGCTGCTCTTCATGTAGTTGAAAGGATTGTATGTCCTCCACAACCACAAGTTGTATATGTTAATCAACCAGTTGTAGTTCAACCTGCTCCTGTTGTACAATATGTACCAGCACCACAAGTTGTATATGTTCCACAACCTGTTTATTATTATCAACCAGCACCAGTGGTAGTTGTTCATGGACATTATCACGGACATTGGCATAGACATTAAAATTAAGTTTAAACATGAAACTGCTAGGTCAAACTAGCAGTTTTTTTATTTTGGAGTTGACGGTTCAAAATCTCTGTGGTAGAGTGTCTTCTGTAATATGAAGAATAAATCATCTCTGAAACTTGTAACCGTTGACGCAGCTCAAGTTAAGTCCTTCATCAAGGACTGTGACAAGTTGAAACCATCCTCTTTGGTGATGGATTCAATTAAGTGGAAGTATCTTGTACGCAGTGTAATGCGTGGCAAGAACATTCTAATCGTTGGTCCTACTGGATGCGGTAAGACATTGGCAGCACAAACTGTAGCTAAGGCTCTAGAACGACCTTACTTTTATTTCAATCTTGGTGCTACTCAAGATGCTCGTAGTGCTCTTATTGGTAATACCCATTATGATAAGAATACTGGTACTTACTTCAATGAATCCGCATTCGTTAAGGCTATTAAGACTCCCAATGCTGTTATCTTGATGGATGAAGTTAGCCGTGCTCATCACGATGCTTGGAATGTGTTGATGACAGTTCTGGACGATCTCCAACGATATCTTCGTTTGGATGAAAAGAAGGACAGTGAAGTGGTTAGTGTAGCTGAAGGTGTATGTTTCATTGGTACGGCTAACATTGGTAATGAGTATACTTCTACCCGTGTTATGGACCGTGCTTTGATGAGCCGTTTTCCTGTCAAGTTGGAAATGAGTCCGTTGAGTAAAGAAGTAGAGTTCAATTATCTAAAGAACCGTTTCAATATTTCTGATGTTGGTCATCTTGATATTTTGAATGCGGTTGTTGAAATTGCTGTTCATACCCGTGATCAAGTCAAGAATGAAGATAGCAAGTTGAGTAATTTTATTCCAACTCGGTCAACCGTTGAGATTTCAGAATTGATCTTGGATGGATTTAATTTACTTGAAATTGCTGAGACTGCCATTTATCCTAACTTTGCGGTTGAAGGAGGTATGGACAGTGAACGGACATATGTAAAACAATTGGTTCAAAAGTATGTCAAGGTTGAAACTAAGGACAAGTTGTTTTCAGATCCGTTGGCTAAGTCACTAGAACAACCTCCGTTCTAATAAATAAACAAAACATTGCCTGTCAAAATATATGAGTAATTACAGTGATTATTGGTTGGATGATGATGACATCTATCAAGATGATATTGATGTAGGTTCATCTGTAAACTTCAATCTAATTAAGTTGGCTGTAGCACGCCGTGCTGTAAGTAACTTCGTCAATATTTTGACAGGCAAGTCTATTCCTGTTTATTTTAGTTCTGAAGGTAAAGATAATTGTACTGATGGTAAGACTGTATATTTGTCCGCAGATATTCTGGATAAATCTGATTTTGATCCTGCTGTAGGACTTGCACTGCATGAAGGTAGTCATGTTGTATTGTCTGATTTTGATTTGATTAAGACTATTTGGACAAAGGTTGATCGTAGTCTTTATGATTTGGCACAACCACTTCAAGTTAGTAAAGATGAAGTAGCTGTCTTGGTCAAGACCTGTCTTAATTATGTAGAAGACCGTTATATTGATTGGTATGTATATAACAATGCTCCAGGCTATCGTGGATATTATTTGGCGTTGTATGAGAAGTTTTTTGATAGTCCAAAGATTAAAGTGATGTTAAAGAGCAATCTTTATCGTGTGCCTTGTATTGAAAGTTATGAAACTCGTATGATTAACTTTACAAATGAACATACTGATTTGGATGCATTGCCTGGGTTGCGTGATATTGCTAAAGTAATTAACCTGTCTAATATTCAAAGGTTGTCTACACCAAAAGACCGTTTGAATGTTGCTATGGAAGTAGCTAAAATCATTCTTAGTAACATTACTGAACATAAAAAGAAAGATAATGGTCCATCAGAAGATGGATTAAATGGAGAAGGAGAATCAGTAGATGATGCATTGGGTGGAAAAAATACAGATCCAGTGCCAAATGATGTAAAGAATGATAGTAGTTTTGATCCTGAAGTATCAGAGAGTAAAAATAAACAAATCAAGAAAGCTATTCAGAAACAGAAAGATTTCTTGAACGGTAATATTAAGAAGAAGAGAGTTAATAAAAAGGAGAAGAAGATTCTTGATGCAATTGAACAGAGTGGAATGACACTGGTAAAGAGTGGTTCTGATTATCTTAAATCAGACGGATACTACAGTGTTGATACTATTCTTGTAACTAAATTGACCAAAGAATTGGTTGAGACTGATGTATTTCCATTGAAATATGTTGTATACAATCATCACATTGGCCGTTATGATTCTACTGCTGTTCTTAATCAAGACAACCAAAAGGCTGTAAATGCTGGATTGGTAATGGGTGCGGCTCTTGGTCGTAAACTACAGATTCGTAATGAGGTTAATAATACCAAGTATATGCGTAAGCCTATTGGTAAGATTGACCGCAGAATTTTATCTGAACTGTCTTTTGACAATGAAAATGTATTTCATACAATTGATGTTTCAAAGTATAAACATTCATATATTCATATTTCTGTAGATGCAAGTTCAAGCATGAGAGGAGACAAATGGACAAAAGCTATTACTAGTGTTGTGGCTATTTGTAAGGCTGCTTCTATGATTGATAATCTAAGGGTTACCGTATCATTTAGAACTACATTTAATTCTAGTAACAGTAATTGTTCTTCTAATCCTTATGTGATTATTGGATATGATTCTGCTGTGGATAAGATCAGTAAAATTAAGTCATTGTTTCCATATTTGTATCCAAATGGATCTACTCCAGAAGGATTGTCATATGAAGCAATTATGAAACATTTACCAGAGACATCTATTGAGTCAGATTATTATTTTCTGAATTTCAGTGATGGTGAACCAGCTATGAACTATACAACACAGAATGGTGATCGTATTAGCTATAGTCAAGAATCTGCTGCTCTTCATACCAAGAAACAGGTAACAAAAATCAAGAGTCAAGGATATTCTGTTTTGAGTTATTTTATTAAGTGCAATGATTATGTTAATCCAAACTCTGTAGAGTTGTTTAAGAAAATGTATGGAACAAATGCGTCATTCATCAATCCAAACAATCTATTACAGGTTGCCAAGACGATGAACAAAATGTTTCTTGAAAAAAGTCATTGACATTTTGGAGGATATAATATAAAGTATTTACAAGGTTGAGATTCAACCGTTAAACATAAACAAAAAATAAAACTAAATATATGAGTAATACTAAGAAGACAGACCGCAAGAACAAGACAAACCTAACTGTAACCTGGCCATCAAACGACACTTACTTTGGTGTAAGTGAGTTGACAAATCTCAATAAGGATTTTATTGCGATTACACTACGAGTTCGTTTGAAGAATGCTCTTGATGAGGGTGTTGTAACCCAAATTGGAACTGTACATGGTGGTAAGGGTCGTCCTAAGCTTGCTTTCGCAATGAGTCCAGTAACTGAAGCAGCGATTACATCAGCTCGTTCTGCTGGTGTTGTGCTTGTTGACAAGTATAACACCGTAAATGTTCTTGATGTTAAGGCTGAGACTGATACATCTGGACATGAAACCGTAACTGAGTCAAAGACTAACGAAGTAGTTGCTTAATCTGTAAGATACATAAAAATGCCGTGTGGGTACTTTGTGTATTCATACGGCATTATTTTTTACCTATATATGGTTTTATTGGTTTTAATTTTATTAATTGTTTTAGGGTATAATAGTAGATAGTTATATCTTTGGGTAACAATTTATTTATATCCACTTGAATTTTGACTTTACTGCCGTATGATATTGGTTGATCCATTAAACTATCATACAGAGCGATTGTTGTTGAATCTATCTCAATATAGTGGTATATTTTTTGAGTTGGATCTGGTTTTTTAAATGTCATACTAAATATAAATATGGGAAACGAATTTTTTGATGCTGGTGAGTTTGAATTTGAACTGGAGAAATCTAAGTTTATCAAAAACATTGATTATTTGAAGAGTATGTCTGCTGAAGAACAGACATTTTATAAGAAGTGGGTGGAAGTACAAACTTATAAAGATTATTTAAATAAATCTGGTGTTGTTAAAGCTAAGATATGGACTCCTACTGATATTACCAATGTAGATTTGACGATCAAGGAATTAGAAAATTTGAATCCAACTATTGTTCATGTAACTGCTGGAAGTCCATATGAACACGATTGGTTGATGTTGAGGTTATTTTGTCATACTATGGAGTATGCACAAACACCAGGTAGATTCATTAAATTGTTGATTACTGATGGTAATGTGGATAATCCACGATATTTGGGTGCGGTAAGTATATCCAGTGATGTTATTGTAATTACTGATAGAGACGATTATATTGGATGGACTGCTGATAATAAATTAAAGGATAAACGATTGGTACACAGTGCAATTGGTAGTTGTATTATGAGTACTCAACCATTTGGTTATAATTTCTTGGGTGGTAAGTTAGTAGCTGCATTGATTACTACATCCAAAACCAGAGAAATTTGGAAGAAACTATATGATGAAGAATTGGTTGGCATGACTACCACATCATTGTATGGTAGTTATAGTATGTATAATAGTCTTAAATGGTGGCATAAGTGTGGGTCAAGTACTGGTAAGATGATGATTAAACCAGATGATAGTGTATATGAAGTATGGCATCAATGGATAAAAGATAATAGAACAGAACAGTATAATAAAGCAATGACCCAAAAAGAAGGTGTTAGTGGACCTGTTACTGGTGCAAAGACTAGGGTTATTAATATGATATTCCAGACACTAGGAATTAAATCAAGTGATTATACTCATGGATATGAAAGAGGAGTATACTATAGTTGTTTTTATGAAAACACCAAAGAATTCTTACAAAATAAGATAACTGAAAAGGATTTGAAGTTAAAGGAATTGTTTAAGAAGGATGTACAAGGTGTTTTGGACTGGTGGAAACCAAAAGCTATAGAAAGATATAAAAAACTTCATGGCGAGGGTAATATTAAATCCGACATTCTATATTATAACAAAATGATGGGAATGACATATGATGAAGCTAAATCAAAGTTTTTTAATGAAGTTGGACGATAGTTATATATTTATATAACAAATGATCGTCAATTTTATCAAAGATAATAGATTTCCTAAATTTATCAATAAATTAGCTTTTAATTCATTGAATCAAACTGACAGTACATATGTGGACGATAGTCCTGATGGAATTTTCGACGGTGATATTGGTACAGTCTTGATAAAAGACGGTAAAGATATATTGTACAGAACAAATACTGATACTGAATTTACTAATATTTCTAGTTATTACAAAACCGTAGTAGATGCAAAAAGTGGATTACTTACAAGCGGAATAAATAAAAAAGCTACTTGGATTAAAAATAGTTCTTCCACTGAAAAGTCTTGGAAATTTTTGGGATATACTTGTCCATTTGATAGTACTTGTGCTGCTTGTCCAATTCCATATACTTACTATTAAGTTCTTGACATTTTTATATTTTTGTGGTAAGGTATAAACAATGAAAAAATCATTGTGTTGTATTTCTCTTCAACTTCAAGAAAAAGGTTATAAAGCTAATACCATGACCAAGACTAGGTTCTTGACATTGGAACGCAAAAATGCTTTATCTACTGTTTCACAACGAACTCTTAATAATGTACATGTTGCGGTGAATACATTTGCATTTTGTGCAAGTAAAGGTTGGAATTATAGAATTAGTAGTGACTTGTTTCCATTGGCTACTTTGCCAGAAGCTAATCTTTCATTTGATGTTCTTCCTGATAAAGATCGTATTTATGCCGAATTCAAGCGTGGTGCAGATATTATCAAAAAGAATAATTTACGATGTAGTACACATCCCGATCAATTTGTTGTACCTGCAAGTGCTACGAAATCTGTAGTAGAAAAGTCTATTATTGAACTGAAAAATCATGCTACAATTATGGATTTGTTTGGTTTACCGCAATCATACGAAGCTCCAATGAATATTCATATGAATTGTTACAAAGGTGGTACTAAAGATATAGCTAAACGGTTCATTGATGTATACAATGATTTACCTGTTAATGTAAAGTCTCGTTTGGTACTTGAGAATGAAGACAAACCTAACAGTTGGAAAGTAGATGAATTGTATGATTTAATTTATTTAAATACTGGTATTCCCATCACGCATGACAATCTTCATTTTCGTTGTAACCCAGGCAAATTATCTGCTAAAGAAGCGGTAAAGTTGTCTATGTCTACTTGGGGTAAGTATCGGCCACTTTTTCATTTTAGTGACAATGATCTTACCAATAAAAATCCACGTGCGCATGGTGACTATGTACGCAGTATTCCTGAAGAATATGTAGGTGTAGATGATGTTGACTTTGAATTTGAATTCAAGGCTAAGGATTATGCAATTGAACGGTTTGAAAAAGAATTCAAATTATAATTAAAAAGATGTTGACAAAATAGTGAACATGGTGTAAAGTAATTTCAAGTTAGTAATGAAACTAACGAAATATAAAACAAATAAATAAAATAAATAAAGTTATGATTATTCGTAAAAACAACAAGATGCAGACTAACTTCGTATATAATAGTGCTGCTAAGGTAGAAACATTCATCTCGTATCCATTTGCTGGAACCAAGCGAGCTGGTACTCGTTTGACTATTCGTAATGGTAAGACTCGTATTGATTTGAATGGCCGTCAAGTTAAGGCACTACGCAAGGTTCTTGCTACTGCTTCCCGAGTTAAGTAATCTTTGGTTTGAGTATGGGAAAGACATTTAGAAGAGACAATGAATTTAGAACCAAGAGTTCTAAGTTTAAAAAAAATAAAAAATTGTCAAAGGTAAATAAACCATATTTAAATAAAGGAGGGAAGGTAAGAAATTACCAAGATGAAGTAGATAATGAATATTAAATCAATAGTTGTCATAATAATTAATGTAGTATTATTTTCATTATCACTTAAGTTTCAGAGTGTAACGCCATTCGCAGTAATGTGGTTGGCGTTACATTCTTTTTATTTAAGTTATAAATTGGAAGAATATAAAAACGCAATTCTTGTTAGTATTGATGACGATAAGAAAAAATTGGAAAAGGAATTAAATACCTTGTATTTGAATCAAAAGACTGTATTATCGGTTATTAATGCTTTAAGAGCACGAATCAACAATCATTATGGGAAGACCCAAAAAACAAAAAACCCCTCTCTCAAAGAACGATTCAAATCAATCGAGCGAAGAGACGCAGAACTTAACGAAGAGTAAATCTTTATTTGATCATATCAATCAAATTAGGGAAGTTAAGAATCCTAAGTATTTTGATACACTTACTGCAGCAGATATTAAATCGTTCAATAAGTATACATTATTGATGGGACTTGGTATGGATCAAATGATTATTGAAGAAATTGCGTTTGTATCCAAGTATTTTGACATCTTACCTGAGAAACATCTTTATAAGGTATTATGTGACTTTGTACCACATGGCAGACGGTTTTGTAAGTGGATTAAACCTAACAAAGTAAAATTCAACAAAGATTTAATTCAATTGGTATCAAATAAATTTGAGGTTAGCAAAGATGATGCCTATAGTTATTGTGTACTATTTTTCAGAACGGAAAGTGGTATTAATAGTCTGATTGATATATGTAAACAATATGGTAAATCAGAAAAAGAAATAGAAGGGTTAATGGAGAATGAATAAAATTTATATAGGAGTATCTGGATTTGCTAGAAGTGGCAAGAATTTATTTTGTGATATTGCGCAAAAAGTCTTAAAAGAAAAGTACAACTTGACATCTAAAACATATGCACTTGCATATTTCTTGAAAAAAGATTGTGAACCGTTTATTCAAGAAAAGTTGGGATTGAGTTCTTTCAGTGAAAAGACCGAAGATAAGAATGCCTTTAGAGAAATGTTGGTATGGTATGGTGGTGTAAAACGAAAACAGACTGAGGGTAAATATTGGACGGGGTTATTACATGAGGAATTAAAGAAAGATACTAACGATGTTAATTTTATCAGCGACATTCGTTATGTAGAATATACCGACGATGAAGTATTTTGGTTGAAGAAACAACTGGGTGGCAAGTTGGTTCATATTAGTAAATATACTTATGGATTTTCTACTGATGGAAGACATTATAGAGTCAATGATAAAAGTAAGAAAATCTATACAGAAGCTCCTAATCAACATGAAGCGTTGAATGATCCTAAGATTAGATTTCTTGCCGATTATAAAGTTGAATGGGAACAAATAGTTACTGATAAAAATCACAGTGATTTGATTAACAATCCGAATTTAAATCTTATTGTAGAGGATTGTCTTAAGGAGATACTGAAATAGTTTTGATGTGAATAGAATTATCATAAAATTCTATTGATTTTTCATCTGTTACTGAAAACAATAAATCTATGGTTTGTTGGTCAATGTTATTTATTGTAGAAACATATTTGTTATTACAGTCAAATAATTTTTGACCTTTTTCTTTTGCTTTACAACTGCATATATTTTTAAATTGATCTACACAAGCACATATTTGCATTAAACTTCCATTGGATGTTAATTGTTCTTTTGTTTTGATATAGTTGTATAATTCATTTAAATTGGAGATTCTCATGGTGATAACTTATTGAATACAAAGTATGTAATTAGTGATGTTACATAAATAGTAGGTATTTCTAGAAACGAATAACCAAAAATAAATTTTCCTATTAAAATCAACCAAAAATTTAGACAAAATGGACAAGTAATTAATCTGGTAAAAAAGTTATTATGTTTTTGTAATAGATATGAATGATATGTGAGTGTGAAGTCTGTTTCTTTTGCATTCAAATAATCATTTACTTTGAACCATTTAAGTTTTAAGAAGTGACTATATTCAACAAATGCTTCTGTGTTGAACCATATAATAAGAATAAATACAAATAAAAAAATCATATAAACTATAGTATTTTGTATGTATAAATATTAATATTGTTATGAAAGGAATTATTTTATCTGGTGGATCTGGTAACAGATTATATCCACTTACAACTGTTGTAAATAAACAATTGTTGCCTGTTTATGACAAACCCATGATTTATTATCCTCTTAGTACTATGATTAGTTGTGGTATTAAAGAGTTTTGTATTATATCATCTCCTGAATATCTTCCAATGTATGAAAGAATGTTTGGTAATGGAAATCATCTTGGATTAGACATTGTATATAAAGTACAATATAAACCTAATGGTATTGCCGAATCGTTTATTATTGCCGAAGATTTTATTGGGAATGATAATGTATCTTTAATATTGGGTGATAATATTTTTCATGGTATACCTAGAACCAAGATGGATTTTAAAGGTTCTTTAGTATTTGCATATGAAGTAACAAATCCATGGGATTATGCAGTTGTACAATTTGATGGAGATAATATAAAACAGATTGTAGAAAAACCAAAAGAATTTATTAGTAGTTATGCAATACCAGGTTTATATTTCTTTGATAATAAAGTAATTGGATATTCTAAATCGTTAAAACCTTCCAAGAGAGGTGAATTAGAAATAACTGATATTATGAATATATATTTAAATAATGATGCTATAGATGTAATCAAATTTCCTAGAGGAACTGCTTGGTTGGATGCAGGACAGCCTGATACTTTATTTCAAAGTGCGGCTTATGTTAAAACTATTCAAGAAAGACAGGGAATAAGAATTGGATGTGTTGAAGAAGAATGTTACAACAAAGGTTTTATAAATAAAAATCAACTTAAAAAAGTGATTGATAAATTACCAAAATCAGAGTATAAATCTTATTTACAGAAATATGAATAAAAAAGAATTAATTAGAAATTTTATTAAAGAAGTACAAAAGACTCAATTTGTGCCGGAATATTGTCATAATCTTAAAGGTGCTAAAGACAAAGTATATTATTCCGGTCCATTAATGGATGAAGATGAATTAACAGAAGCAATTGATTCATTGTTGTTTGGCAAGTGGTTTGTTAGTGGTGAAAAAGTATATCAGTTTGAAAGAGAGTTTAGTAAGACAGTAAACCAAAAATATTCTGTAATGGTAAATTCTGGCAGTTCAGCTAATCTTGTAATGATTGCATCACTTAAACAATATTTCAAATGGACTTCTACTGATGAAATTCTAATATCAGTTGTTGGATTTCCAACTACATTGAATCCAGTTATTCAAAATGGATTAAAACCTGTATTTGTTGATATTGAATACAACACACTTAATTTTGATTTGGATGAATTGGTAAAAAAGATTACTTCAAATACCAAAGCTATATTTGTATCTCCTGTATTAGGAAATCCACCTGACATGGATAGATTGGTAGAAATTGCTAAAACTCATAACCTTGAAATCATTATGGATGGTTGTGACAGTTATGGTAGCAAATGGAATGGTAAACATTTGGATGAATATGCTATTGCTACAAGTTGTAGTTTTTATCCCGCACATCACATCACTACTGGTGAAGGTGGTATGGTATCATCCAATATTGAAGAAATTGTTAAGTTGGCTAGAACATTTGCTTGGTGGGGTCGGGACTGTTATTGTGTTGGTCCTGCAAATTTGTTAAAGAACGGTAGTTGTAATTGCAGATTTAGTCAATGGATTAAAGAACTTCCATATGAAATTGACCATAAATATTTCTTCTCCCAGATTGGATACAATTTAAAACCATTGGATCTACAAGGTGGCATTGGACTGTCACAGTTAAAGAAAGCTGATGGGATTCATGAAGCAAGAAAGAAAAACAAAGATATTATACAAAATATTTTATCTTCGATTAAAGGACTAAGATTTCCAATCAAACATGATAAAGCTGATGTATCTTGGTTTGGTGTACCAGTAATTTGTGAAACATTTGAACAAAAGAGTAAGTTGGTTATTTATCTTGAAACACACGGTATTCAAACCAGAAATTATTTTGCTGGTAATATTTTATTACACCCTGCGTATACACATTTAGAAACTTGGAGGAACTACCCAAATGCAACCAATGTACTTGGTAATGTATTCTTTTTAGGTTCCTCACCAACATTAACCCAGGACAATTTAGATTATATTAAAGAAATTGTTCAGAAGTATGAAAGTTGATTTATTTTGTAGATAAAATATATGTATTTAAATCTGAATAATTTTAATAAAATAGAAGTTTAATAATATATTTCTATTTATCAAGGAATAAAAACATTACTATGAATATACTAGTTACAGGCGGAAGTGGATTTATTGGAAGTCATTTTATTGAAGAAATCCTTAAAAAAGACGATATTACAAAATTATATAATTTGGATGCAAATACATATGCATCAAATAAAAATCTTCCATTTGAATCTGACGATAGATATCAAAAGTTGACAATGGATATATACGCTGCATATTTTCCAAATCAAAAAAGTTATTTTGAATCATTAAATTTAAATTATATAATACATTTTGCAGCAGAGTCTCATGTAGATAATTCTATTGTAGGACCAAAAAAGTTTATAGACACAAATATTGTTGGCACTTTTAATTTATTAGAAATGTTTAAAAGTATAAACATACAGAAATTCATACATGTATCTACCGATGAAGTATTTGGTAGTTTAAATTATAAAGAAAGAGAATTTAATATTGATAGTGCTTATAGACCAAACAGTCCATATGCTGCAAGTAAAGCAGCTAGCGACTTCTTAGTAAGAAGTTATGTTAAGACTTATAATTTTCCTGCAATAATTACAAATTGTAGTAATAATTTTGGACCGAGACAATATTCAGAAAAGTTTATACCAGTCTGTATTAACAAGTTAAAAAATAAAGAAACAATACCATTATACGGAAATGGTTTGAATATTAGAGATTGGATCTATGTTAAAGACCATGTTAGTGCGTTAATTAATGTTCTATTAGATGGTATTATAGGAAAACAATATTTGATTGGGGGCAACAATGAAATGTCTAATATACAATTAATTCATTCGATTGTTGCTGTATATGAAACCATTACAAATCAAAAAGTTGACTGGGAATGGTTTGAATATGTATCTGATCGTCCTGGCCATGATTTTAGATATGCAATTGATAATAAAGACTTTTTAATGGAATTCCCCAATTTTAAATTGAGTGAATTCAATGAAAGTTTGAGAAAAACAGTAAAAAGTTATTTATAAAATTTCATACTCAATTTCTATATCACTAAATCCCCATGTTTCTGGATTTAGTGTTTTAAATTGATATGTTATTGCTCGGTGTATATCATTTGGTTTTCTATTAATTCCTGACAAAAATCCTCCTCCTCCTTTGCCATGATTAATATGAAATAATGCGGGATTATAGATTGCTTTTAATCCAAAACCATGCATAACAGCTTTCTTTTGTACATTTGTATCTGCATACAATGGATAGATCAATTCCTCTTCCATTCCTTTTATTGTGTGCCATACATTTCTATGTGCCAATTGAAAATCGCCACAACAATTTACGATACTATAATTGTCGTCTTCAACTGTTTTTTCGTCGAAATATCTTTCTTCCGATGTTTCTATTGCATACTCTCTCAATTCTTTCCATTTTTTATATTCACAATTGCCTGTTTTATGGAATTCTATAATTTTTTCCAAATCAATTCCTCTTCTACTTATTGTATAAAATGTGTTATTGTCTAAACCATTGATAGTATTTATCAATTCATCTCTTTTAGGAGCAATAATATCAATATTTGTAGAAATTATCCATTCGCCTGAGGATCTTCGCAATCCAATATTTCTTCCTAAGACTTCACAACATTTTTGTGCTTGTGGGTCATAATTTGTAAGTATTTTAGCAATTTTTGGTTCTATTACGATGTGATGAAAGTTTCCTTTGAATTGAACATTATCTTTTACATCATATAATAAACTGTGAGTGTCACTATTCCAGTCGATGTAAAATACTTCATCAAATGTGTCGATCATTGAATTGAAACAATATGTTGATCTTTCAATTAGATTTCCACCGTAATTGTCGTTTCTTGATACTATAACAGCTGATAATTTCATATATTAAAATTGGTTTCTATAAACATTCCAAAAATTGAGAGTTTGTTCAGGTAAATATGATTGATAATTGGATATATCATTTAATAATTTAAATGTATTTTTGTATCCAATTACTTCATTTTCCATGTTTTTAATTAGATCTTGAACATTTCTTTCTTGATATACAGTAGCTTTATTATAAACAACACTATTTGGGAAATAATGTTGTGTAATGTAACTTCCCCATATATCATCCATTCTTCCTATATATGGTAAAACTGCATAAAATGGCAATACTTTTCTTGATAAGAATGTATTTTGTGAATTAAACGGTGCAAGTTGAGTTGATGCAAATGGATCAAATTTGTTAAATTTTACTATTGGTTTTTTACTTAATCTACAAATTGCGTCTATATCAGGATCACCATCCCAAAAGTCGGCTTGAATTAATACATTGCGTTTAAATTTACCTTTGTATTCATTATTGTTTTTAACATTTAGGCATTCGATTGGATATCCTCTATGCCATAGATCATTACAATTTGTTACTGAAATTGGATCAAAATAATTACTATATAAGTTAGTATAAATGTCTACTTCAACTTCTTTATCTACTAATATATTGTCACCCCAATTTTCATATGGAATATTGTCATCATCTACTGTTGCGATTAAATCTGCACCTTGTCTGTATGTATATACAAATCCAATATTTCTTCGTTGAATAGTTCTCCATCCAATAATATCACTCAATTCTTTACAAAAAGATTCTTGTTTTTCTGGTGATAAATAAATTACATTATCATTCTCTAATGCTTTATATTCGTCATGAGGAGTTTTCAAATCTCCAACAATAACAAATTGCCAGTTTTGATTTTTTGCAATTTCACAAAACTTTAATGTTGCTTTTGTAGGTTTATTAATTGTAGTTGTAACTATAAATTTTTTCATTTTGTTTAAATTTTATTCGATTATCCAATCTTTACAATATAAATCTTTCATTATTATTGATTCGCTTTTAAACCATTTAGATGGTGATACTATTTTTTTATTTTTATTTTTATTTAAATAAGCTCCCCACCAACTATAACTAGAATTAGATATAATATTATGATCACATTTGCTCATTATACTTAAATCAACAAATGAAGATCTTCCGGTAAAAAACACATTGTCCGCACTATCGAATGTATTTTTACACCATTGTATGTCATCAGAAATAAATACAAATGCATATTCAGTATCTGTAAAATATTTGGTTATACAAGATACAAAATATTCTACATTTAGTAAATGAAAAGTCGGATTTACAACTGCATCTCCTCGACGAACATGTATTCCAACTATTTCTCTTCCATCCACATTACTTTTAATATCATTTATGAATGAGTTGGCTTCAATTTCTATTGTATCTTTAAAGACAAATTCGGATAGAACTTTTTCTTTTGAATTAGTAAAATATTTATCACTTTGAAAATAACCTTGTACAGATGTATTATCGATTACACTATTAATCGTATCAGAATAATTAAAATGCGGTTCTTTGTATACATGTTTTATATCAATATTATTTGATTGTACTGCGGTAATATTAAAACAGTCATATAAGTCTAATTTATATGGAATCCAATTATTGACAGAATAGTCAAAACATCCATCTGGTTTAATATCATTATTTTTAAGCGGAAGAACTACATCTGTATTTAATTTACTGGCAAGATTTAATAATACTGCATATTGAAACATTTGATTTCCAAGCCTACCATTATACCCAATTTCTTGATTTGTAATCATAGATTATTTAATTTATTATAAAATTTATTCAATTCAATGGAAAAATTTGCCTCCGCATTTTTTCTATATTCATCTTTTTTGTTTATACATTTTAAATAGTTTTCATATGGGTTAAACCTATATTTATAATTTTCTGAGACAATTAAGTTTTCTATTACATATTGTTGAACATCCATTCTTTTGTTTTTCATCAATTGAGAACACATCATAACATATGTATCGTCTACACCGTATGGACCAAAAGAATCAGGAATATCCGTAAATTTTAATAGATTTGTAGATAAAAGATTAAACCAACCACCTCCAAATTTAAATTCGTTTATTTTTTTCAAATTAATTTCATCTTTGATTATTGATGTTTCATATGGATCACATTCTCTATTATAATTCAATGGATGATTTAAATAATTATCATTAACTAAACAATCCCATGTATTATCCCAAGCTTTTGTAATTTGTGGTGATATAATGTAGTATTTACTATCAACTAATGCTGTACTGTCCAATATATACTTTAATGTTTCGGGCGTAAAAATAATATCACAGTCTAAATAAATTATATTTTTTATCGAATCATCGACTTTTCGAATAGTTTGTCGTCGTTTATCATCACATCCAAGTACTTTATTATTTTCATCAATTTCAAATATTGTATCTTCACAAAAATTGCAAAGTTTTTTAATATTATTAAATTTATCAACAAAATATTGTTTTTCAAATTTAGATTCTTTCCAATCAACTAAATTTAGATTTAGTGTTACATCTATATTAATAGTATCGGTTTTATTTAAATAAAAGCTAGCAAGTTTTAATTGTTTTACTTGCCATTCAAAGTCATCAATTTCTGTTGGTAATAGATGTATTACTATTTGAGTCTTCATATATTATTTTTATAATTAATAATGTATTTTTCAACATCATTTTTCCAGTTTCTAAGAGTTATATATTGTTTAATTTTATCACAGGACATTAAAAATCGTCCATAATTATGAAAATTTTTACCGATATTTTCTACATTTATTATACATTTCTTTGAGTTTAAAATTTTGTCTATAAATAATCCATACTCATAGTGTGTACAATATTCGTCGTTTGCTACATTAAATGTACCGTATAATTTATTATATTCAAGTTCCCATTTTATTATATCTAATATTTGACTAACACTTGTTGGGTTAAATTTAATATTATCTAATTTAACGACATCGTTTGACAATATATGTTCAGTTAATTTATTTTGACTTTTGATTGTATTACCAAATAATTTTCCGATTCTAAATGTAACTCCATTTTTAATTAGTTGTTCGCTTTCTAATTTATGACGGGTATAATTATATTTATATGTTACATTTGAGTTTTCTGAACATATTGGCGTATCATCATATACATAATAAGAAGAAAAGTTAATTATTTTTGCAAGAGGATAACATTTGATAATATCAGATATAATATTTTTATTACAATATTCTGATTCTTCACCATTTTTCTCACAATATTCTAAGTCTGCTCTACCAATACAATTTATGATATAGTCATATTTATTTCCATTATCATATACATTTCTATAAAATAATATATCAGAATTTAAATGTTTTGATAAGTACGATCCCAAATATCCATTATGTCCTAAAATCAATATATTCATTTAAATTATTCTATATATTGAAAGTTTTCTTGTTTGATATAATCTTTTTTCTGTAATTGTAAAATTTTTAAATTAGATATATCATTATATCCACTCATATGTGTAGGCCATGCATAAAACGGTGATAGTGTTTTAGGAGGATTAGTTAAAAAATATTTATTCAAATATGATTCATCTAACCAAATGGGTTCTGTTTTGTTTTGAATATCAACATTTGTCCAATTCATAATTGTTTCACTAAGACACATGAATTTTTCTGTTGTTCCTCCCCATAGACATGCTTGGTAATATATTTTACCTTGGTCATATGGAATATATGCATGTGTACTTGGATTTCTATCGTATGTAAATAAATTATTGTTTCTATGTACATAACACGCATGTTCTACACCTACTAATCCACTTTTATCTGGAAGTATATTTTCATCAATAGTTGAATAAAATGACATATTTGCATTAAAAAAATATACATGACTTAAATGTGATGTTTTATTTTTTAATTCATACGAATATTGTGATCTTAGTAAACAATCTAACGGCCATCCATTTCTTTTTTTATAAATAGTTGTTACATTTTCTTTATTTTTATTTGAAAATTCATTATCCGTAATAATAAAAAATTGTTTTTTGTGATTAAGTAAAAAGTGTTGTTCACAACTTTCGATTAAATTGTCAATAAAAATCGAATATGGTCCATTCGCCAAACAAATAATTCCGATACTCATATAAATTTATTTAATTTAAATATACTATCTAGTGTGTTAGCTATTCTTTGATTATAATTTCTATATTCAAATGAACGTCTATAATTTTTTTCAATTACCTCTTTCTTACTTTCGTAAAATTCAGGAGTCAGTGAATTAATTTTTTCTATAGCATCATCATCACTTTTTATTTGAATTATACCGTCTATATCATAATACTTTTCAATATTACTACATCCCCAATAAATTGGAATAGATTTCATAATAATTGCGTCAGAAATTTTCTCAGTAAAATAATTATGATGTGATGTATTCTCTACTATCAAGGAATACATTGATTTTTGATGTGCATTAACTTTACCGTCGATTAGTTTTTTTGCAGAAGATACATCAGTATGACTATAAAATCTTTTTGGAATAACGATTTCATCTTGTCTATCAAAAATTTGATGTCGTAGTAGATGTCCACCTGACATCAATTTATTTCCTCTAATAAAACAAATTTCAAATTCTTTTTTTACATTTTCATATATTGATTCTTCATTATATTGATCAATCCAAGGTTCACCATAAAGTAATAATACTGAATTTGAACATTTTTTAATAATTCTTTCATTCCAAGTCAATACCAAAGAAAAACTATTAAAATTATTTTCTATCCACTTATGGTGTCCAAAATATTCATCCGGTTCACTATGACAGAAAATATTGATTTCATTAATATTTAATTCATCTTTTGTTGGTATATAGTCGTAAAAGAAACTGAAATTTACATTCGATAATTTATCAAAATGTTTTACGAAACTGTCAGAAGAAATGTAATTTGATTTTATATACATAATAATTAAATAATAACATTGTAAAATTAATACACAAGTAATTTTATTTTGGTTTTACTTCTATCAACCAATGCCAACCAATTAAAGATTCTAATGATGAAAACATAAAATTTGGCATAAATTTGAAAAACCATCGTTTTTTATATATTTTTTGTATGTAATATTTAATTATATAAGGAAAGATGTGAGTTTTTTTACAACTGATTATATCATAATCTTTAAATAAATCATATAATTCATTCTTTAAGTATGTATTTGCTACAGGACAACCTAATTGTGCTTCTGCATAATATTGTATAGACTTTTTAAAATTAAAATTAAATTTATACCCATTGGTAATTAATGATTCTAAGGTTTTATATGAAACCGTTGAATACAACATGATTTTTATAATTGTATTACTATGAGTTAGTTTCTTAATTGCTTGTATGACTTTTTCAGGATTAGGAGTATGATGAATTACACCAAATGAATAAATTAAATCAAAAGATTCTCCTTTTAATAATGAATCAATTTCTTCAGCATTACCTAATAAGAATGTTGCTTTTAATCCAAAAGCATCAAATCTTTGTTTACATAAATTTAAAGATTCTTCTGACAATTCTATACATGTTAAATCTGCTCCTGCTCTAGCAAAATTAATAGAATCAGTACCAATTCCACATCCAATTTCTAATACTTTTTTATTTTTCCATTTAGAAAAATCTGCAAATAGTGGTATATGAGGTTCAACAAAATATTTTCGTTGTTCAACTTCGTTAAAATATTCAATCGAACCAATTGGTTTATCAGAATGTTTTATATTACATGGTCTATTATTCCAAAAATTTTTGACTGCATTTATTGTTTTATTTTGATTCATATAAGTACTTCTCGTATATTCTTTTTACAATGTTTTCAAATGATTTTGTTATTTCAAATTGTGGATAATGAGTTTTTATTTTATCTAAATTACTATAATAACAAATATGATCGCCAATTCGATTTTTTTCTATATAATCATAAATCATTTTTTTTCCTGTAATATTTTCGACAATTTGAAATGTTTCTAAAATAGAACAAGTATTGTTTTTTCCACCTCCAATGTTATATACTTCTGCTATTCTGGGATTTTTGATAAATAAATTCATAAATTGAATAACATCAGACGAATGTATATTATCACGAACTTGTTTACCTTTATAACCAAAAATATTATATTGTACATTTGATAAATTACATTTTATTAAATAATTTAAAAATCCATGTAATTCAACACCACTATGGTTTTCTCCTGTTAAACATCCCCCTCTTAAACAAACTGTTGGAATTTGAAAGTATCTGCCGTATTCTTGTACTAAAATATCTGCCGCTACTTTTGAAGCTCCAAATAATGAATGTGTAGAACCGTCAATTGAAAATGTTTCATCTATTCCATTAATGTAATTTACATCATCATAATCATATCTGGTTTCTAATTCTTTTAATTTTATAGTATTTGGTTTATCCCCATATACTTTATTTGTTGACATATGAATAAAAATACAATCTTTATTTTTTTGTCTAACACATTCTAAAAGATGCAAAGTACCGTTGGCATTTGTCTCAAAATCATCAAATGGAATAGAAGACGCTTTGTCATGACTTGGTTGTGCAGCAGTATGAATTACTACATCAAACTTTAATCCTTCAAATAGATTTATTAACTGATTTTTATTTCTTATATCAATATTAAAGTTTATGAAATTTTGATATTTATTTTTTAATTCACCTAATCTTTTAGATGTATTTCCTTTTTCACCAAAAAATATTTGTCTTTGATTATTTTCTATACCGTATACATCATTTCCTGTTTTTGAATAAAAATCTACTGCTTCCGATCCAATTAATCCACCCGCACCTGTAATTAAAATATTCATATTTACTTTTTAAAAATAGGAATTGATAACATCTTATGTTTATTTTGTGTATTAAATTTATTGTATATTTTTAATATCTGATGTTGTCGATCTGTTAAATCACTATGCGTTCCTTCAAATTTCATTGCCCATTCTAATTCTTCATATGAAGCACCAATTTGGTCTTCATCTGTTCTATTATCTTCCCATAGTCCATCAGTAGGTTTAGCAGTAACAATGTATTCAGGAACACCTATGGTTTTTGCCATTTTTCTTACTTCTGTTTTTGTAAGATCTGCAATTGGAGAAATATCAACTCCACCGTCACCATATTTTGTATAAAATCCAACACCAAAATCTTCTACTTTATTTCCTGTACCAACAACAATTCCATTTGTCGAACCTGCAACTTGATAAAGCGTAATCATTCTGAGTCTGGATTTACTATTTGCGAAAGATAATTCTTTGTTGTAATCGTTACTAAATAATGATTTGAACACATCAAATGTATTAGTTAGATCTTTTTCAATAAATGTTACATTATCAAAGTTATCTGTTAACCATTTACAATGATTTTTTGCTCTTTCTAACTGAAAATGTTCTTGATGAATAGGTATACTAATCACATATGTAGACAATTTTGTTTTTGCACATAATGTACTTACTAAACCGCTATCTACACCTCCACTAACACCTATTACTAGGCTTGTTAATTTATTTGTTTGTACGTAATTTTTAATCCAATCTATTATTTTATCTGATACTGTAAGTAAATCGGTTTCCATATAACTCTTTTAGTTTATTTATTATTGTCGGTCTTTCATTAATATGTACTGAATATCCTCTTTCTGTCAGTTCAAATGCATATTTTAATTGTTGGGACTCATCCAATATAGTTGATTCTGCTTTATAAGTAATACTGTCAAATGTGATAGTTTCATCTTTTGAAATTTTATTTTCTGTGTGATTTAATTGATATAATATGTGAGACTTATTACTTTGATCCGTTGCATAACTGATATGAGGATAAATTCCATTTTCTTCACAAAACAAACCAAATGCTCTATTATCTCTAGGAAAACATGGACCTCCAAAACCAAATCCATATTTTAGATATTTATTACCAATTCTACTATCACTTCCAATTGCAGATAATATTTTTTCTGGATCACATCCTACAGCAATAGCAATATCACCTACCATGTTTGCATATGAAATTTTTGTAGTGAGAAAACAATTCAACGCAATTTTCATTATTTCCGATTCAGTGATTGATATTCTATGTACACTTGGATTATTTTTACAAATATCTTTATATATACTTTCAACTATATCACCAATATCATTGGTATTCGATCCTATAAGGACAATATCTGGATACTGTTGGTTTTTGATAATTGTTCCTTGTGCTATAAATTCAGGATTATAACAAATTTCATAGTTATATTCTCGTATTTTTTCCTGTAACGATTCACAATACATTGGCATTGTAGTACAATTAATAATTAAATATTTTTTTGTTAATTGTTTGCCACAGTTCAATAATCGATTTATTACATTGTCAATTTGTTTGTGATCGTATTTTCCTGATGACAAAGAAGGTGTTGCTACCGTGATGAATATAATATCATTTTCTAATGATTTAGATATATCTGTTGTAGCCTTAAGATTTTTTGAATTTTTAAGATACTCTTCTACAAACGGTTCGTCTGATATTAAATCTTTATTATTGATAGAATTGACATATTCTTGATTTAAATCAATTCCAATTACATTATATCCATTTTTTTCTAAATTTAGTGCTAGACAAATGCCTAATTTACCAATTCCAATTATAGATATATTTTTATTCATTGTTAGTGTTGCCATTTTTTTATAATTTATGGAATAAACTTTTTATTTTTTATTATTAAATCTACACCAATTTGTTTTAGAATTTCAAATCCATTATCATTTAATAATTTTAATATTTTTTCATTATGATAGTTATATTCCAAGATCATTACTTTTATATAATAATGTGAAAAATCTATAGATTCTAAAATCATCAATTCAGATCCCTCTGTATCAATTGACAATAAATCAATTTCTTTTTCTTTTACTTCATTAGAAAATGTAGTGCATTCAACATCGATATAATCATATGTTTGATTTTTTTCTTCTATTTCTCTAACAATTCGTTCTATATGTTCTTGTGTATATGTGTCCACAAATCCACTTAAAGTTGATGAATAACCATCAATTTTAAAAAACTTTCGGATTTCAGTTTTATTTGATATTGCTTTATTGACGGTTTTACACTTTCTATTATTTATTAATTGTTTATAAATTTCTGGAAATGGTTCAAAACAAATTCCGTTCCAACCAGATTCTTCAAAGTGTAAAGTGTTATTAATACTTATACCATCGAATGCACCAATATCTAAAAAAAATCCATTGAGTTTGTTTGAGAAAAAATTTTCTCTTACAATTTTATCAATATTATTTGCAGCGTAATACATTTATTTACTTGATGTTATAAATTTTGTTTTTTTATCCAATTGAATGTTTTTTCAATTCCAACTTTTAATGGTTGTGATGGTTCCCATCCCATCTTTTCACGATATAAAGTATTATCGGAATTTCTACCTCTTACACCTGTTGGGCATTTAAACCCATACTTTTGACGGAATTCTTCGCCAGCAAGGTTTTTAATCTTTATATTTTTACCCGTCAAATCGATTGCAATTTGTGCTAATTGATTAATTGTTACCATTTCTTCGGAACCAATATTTACTGGTCCCAAGAAGTTATCTTGTCTCATAAATCTTAATACTGCTTCTACACAGTCGTCGATATATAAAAACGAACGAGTTTGTAGTCCATCTCCCCAAACTTCGATTTCACTATTATCAGAAGATTCAAGAGCTTTTCTACACATTGCTGCAGGTGCCTTTTCTTTTCCACCTTTATATGTTCCACATGGACCAAAGATATTATGAAATCTAGCAATTCTTACATCTAACTTATGATTTCTATTATATGCTAAATACAATCTTTCACTAAATAACTTTTCCCATCCATATTCACTGTCTGGTTCAGCAGGATATGCATCTTTTTCTGCACATTTTGGATTATTTGGGTCCATTTGATTATATTCAGGATATGCACATGCACTAGAGGAATAAAATACCTTCTTTACTTTTTTCTTTGTACATTCATGAACAACATTTAAATTAATTAATGCTGAATTATGCATTACATTCGCATCATTTTGACCTGTGAAAATATATAATGCTCCACCCATATCAGCCGCTAATTGATATACTTCATCAGCATTTTCTGGAATTACTGATTTTACTACATTTGGGTCTGTAAGATCTCCAAGAACAAAATCATCTGCATAATTATGATATTCATTATTTTTAATATCAACACCACGAACCCAATAACCTTCTTCTTTTAGTCTTTTAACTAAATGTCCGCCAATAAATCCGCCAGCACCTAATACAATTGCAATTTTTTGTTGATTATTCATACTTTAAATCCTTTATTTTCTTCTTCAGTAAATAATTTATTATACTTAATATTTGTGTCTATTTGTTTTTCTATAGTTTTATTGTGATGTAAAGATAGATCATATACTGCCGGTAAATGAACATATGTCTTTGCACCTTCTACTTTTTCGTGTAATCGTCGTTTCCATTCAATGTAAGATGTATTTTTAAATACTCTACCTTGTGGATCAGGCCAATTAACAATTAATCTGTCTTCATATGGAGTTAGTCTCCAACCCCATTGTTTTGCATTATCATGGTTTACTCCTCTAAAATCATTTATACGAGGAATCCAAAATAAGTCAACATCATTATTTAATTCAATCAATTCTTTTAATGATTCTAATAACATTTCGGAAGGTAATTCATCATCGTCAATTTGAAAAATATATTTTCCTTTACATTGATTTTTACCATAATTTTTGTGTTCACTATAATTTCTGTCCAATTTATGTTTATAAATTTTAAAGAAACTATTATTCGAAATATTACTTAATATTTGTAATGTATCAGCATTATCACTATAATCATCTAATACAATACATTCATTGTCTTGACCATACTTAAATAATCTTTCTAATAGAATTTGAAGTTCAAATCCTGTATTTTTACAAGTTACTAAATATGATATAAATGGTGTTGACATATTAGAATTATTTATTTATCTTAGGAAGTTCAATTTTCTTCAGTTTAGGCAGTACAATTTTCTTTTCTACTGCGAATTCTGGGACATATTTATCCAAAATCCCCCATAGTTTTTTATCCATTGCATTTAGACTAAAGTTTTCCATATTTTCGAGTCTAAGTTGTTCTGCTTTATCTGTATATGATTGATTATAACTATGATAATATTGTTTAAACTTATCTTCTGCTAATCCATAAGCAACATAAAACCAACTTGATTCTTTAATTAACCAATCATTTGCAGATGATGGATCTATTTGTTTGAGTGAACCTTCAAAGAAGGATGTATACTTTGGATTTAGAAAATCTAAATGTCCACTCCAATTTGAGGATAATACAGGTTTACCACTCAATGTAGCAAGTAATAACGGATGTCCAAATCCTTCACCATGAGTAAAGCTAACATGAACTCTTACCTTTTCATGATTTAACAAACCATTCATTTCAGTGGGTGTTAATTCACCGTGAAGTAGATATACATTAGGACAGTTATCACCAACTTCTGATTGAATTTGTTTAATTCTACTTAGAATTTCATCACGATCAACAACCGAGAAATTCACTCCGCTTGTTTTTAACAACAAACATGGTCTATTCTCTGGAGATTTATTTTTAAATGCATTGCTAAATGTCTTAATAAGATTTCCAATGTCTTTTCGATCATTATACAAACTTCTATGTGTCCATTGTCCTACAAACAAGAACGCAAACTTTTCGGGAATTGACGATAAAACATTTTCAATTGATTCGACTTTTTCATCGGTTTTTTTATAGATGTTTGTATCTGCACCCCAGAAACATACTTCCATTGGTTTATCACTTTTAAGAAGTTCTTTTCTACCATCTTCGAATTGTTTTTGATATTGTGCTGATTCAAATACTTTTTTAACATGATTACTGGTGACAATATTCATGTTC